ATTCGTCATTTCTTTGAAACCACCATTGGTGTCTTTTCTTACAGGACGAACAACTGATGGTGAAGTTTCAGAAGTTCTTTTGTAAAGTGTATAAGTAGTTGTACTAGGACCATTATAGTTATTTGGATCCACAGCTCTATTAGCCATAGAAAATCCAGTACTAGTCCAATCGCCTCCTGGTGATGATGTAGCTAATCTAAAAATACCAACGCCTCCACCTTCTATATCTTGTACAATTGGATCAATTAAAGTATCATAAACATCTTGTAAAGTTTGAACACCATCTATATAACCCAAGGGTTGTACATTATTGAAGGAAGCATCAACGGATACCAATGGTCCTAAATTCCAGTTTGATGTTGAAGGTACATCATTGCTGTTGTTATAATTTTGGGATAAAGTATACGTTACAGTACTTAAAGATCCTGGTGCAGCAACATTACCATTATCTGGACCTACACCATGTACATCGCCAATGTTACTTTGAGATCTTCCTACATCTCTTGTTTCATCATCAACAGTTCCAATACTAGAATACCCAGCTGGAGCTGAATTAATTGTTATATGTCCTGGTCCATTTGATAACGCAGCATACGCTACACGTGTTAAGTAAGATATATAATCTAGCTCACCATCTGTCATTTGTTTAAGTCCGGTTGTACCGTCTATTTTAAATGGTCTTCTTATTGTCATAATATTTAAAGTACCTTAGCATTTTATTTGTTATAGTAAAAAACATACAATTTTTTTAATTATCTGAATCAAAACCAAACATTGAAAATTGTGTAGTTCCATTAACATCTTTTATTCTTAATCTCTTTGTTTTAGTAAACATTTCATTTTGAAATTCAAATCTAGATCCTGCTCTTAGTGTACCATCTTTTACATTAAAATTACCATTAAATATAGTTGTAGAATCAGAATCAAAAGTTTGAATTTGTGATGTTGTACCTAAATTTCTTGTAATTAAAAATGAATTACTTTGTACTTGTCTCCACTCCCCATATCTTTCATTACCAGCTCCGTCTGAATCATATAGTACTATTCCATTGGACGTTCTATCTGAATCATTTAATCCACGTGCTTTATTCTGAGCTCTTGTACTATTAACAATTGACAAATCTAACCAATATAAAAATGAAGGTTCACTGTCGTTTTGAATACCAGGAGGTTGTATCCACAAATCCCCACTGTTACCACTACTACCTGATTCTGTACTGACAATAGGAGGCGTATTCGAAACAGAAGGTACTGATTGAGAAAGATCTAATATTGTAGGTGTTGCTGTATCTATAAAAGCTCTAAATTGATCTGACCCCTGTGTGAATCCCCCTGATGTTATTATTAAGTTTGTAATGTAATAACTATTATTTGATGTTGCAACATCTTTGTAAACTGGTCTACCTGCTGTTGTAACTGATTTCACAGAACCAACAGTTTTATATGTTTGTATAAATGAATCAGGAGTAACTGTTCCTCCACTTGTAAATATATCTGTATCATCAGCTGAGTCTTGTATATATCTTGAAACATTAGTTAGATTGTGATCGACATATTTGATAAAATCTGAATCTAAATCATATGACATAGAATTATCTGAATCGTTGTTATAGAGAAACACTTGTGTATCTTTACCAAAAATACCTAATGCTGCACCATTAACAGCAGATACGGTTGGATGATTTGTACTTATGTGTGAGGCTATTCCTGTAATAAAATTTGTAACAGCAGACGAATCATCTGAATCTATTGTATAGAAACTCTTCGTTCCATTGTTAAAATTTATTCCAATTTTTTGACCAATATAAGATAATGGAATAGGTGTTATTGTTAATAAAATTCCTGCATTTGTAACTAATTGAGATAATTTAGCAGTGTAATCTACAGTTGTATATGCATTCTTTTTAGTATACATTTTCTGTGTACTTAAATTTAATGCTATTTCACCTTCCAAAATATCAGAAGCCAAAGGTCTTCCATCACCATTAACATTTGAACTATACGTTCTTCTGTGTTGATAAAAACCTCTGCTAAAATCTGAATCTATATTTGGATTAGCCATTAGTCAATATTTCCTTTAACAAATATTTCTACTCTACCATCAAAAGGATAATTAGAAATTAAAATTAACATACCATCTTTTGTACAAACTGAAGGTAAAGTTACTTCATTGAACCATTTGTCTATAGATTGATTCACCCCTGCTCTGTATGTACCATTGCCTGAAGCTATTTGAGATCTTCTATATTTTCGTTGCATAGAACTATCTGAATCAAACTTATCTGTAATCAATAAATTATCATTTCCATCACCTATAACATTTTCACTATTGGCTGTTTCATAAGAACTAAAAAAGTTTTGTAATTTTATTCCAAATTCATCAGAGTCGTATCCTATATCTTGATAAACTTTAAACACAGGCATTGTTTTACCATTAGTACCAAAAATTCTTTGTCCTTTTGAACTCATAACAGGTAACAAGTATTGATTTTGTAATATTATAGAATCAGAATCTAACAAGTCAGGTTGTGTCCATTTGAACCAATCTCTTTTTATAAAATCATCAAAGGTGTGTCTTAAACTTGTATCGCCAGCATTACTTATAATTGTTTTTGTGTATGTCCATCCTTTATCAATTCCTAAATAATTACATTCAACTTGAGTAAATTGTTCATCAAAAGTTATTTGAGATACTGGAACATTAGGTGTTAAACTAGCTCCATTAGAACCTGCGAAAGGTACTTTTCCAAATGTACTCATAGCAACAATATCTGAATTTGTAATCTGAGCTGTTCTAAGAGAAGCATTGGTTGCAACTGATGCTCCTGGATTTAAAATTTTAGCATGGTTGATTGAAGGGAAACTATCTGAATCAGGAGACATATTTGCTTCAGGTGTATTAGTAATCCATTCGTTAATCTGAGATACTGATTGCCATTCATATGGTGTAGTCCATAAAGATAAAGGTTTATCTTGATTTATATGTCCTAAACTATCTCTTATTATTATTCTATCACCTGCTTTTGCTAAAGGCAACACACAATGAAAATAATCTGAATCCATTTTACTAAGATCTGGAACTATTTGTTCACCTCTTGATAAAAAATACCATTCTTTACTATCATATGCAGCTGGTACAGTTGTATTATTATCTGAGTATATTATACCATCAGAATCTTTAATAAAATATCCTTCGTTGTTGTGATGAAATTTGAAAGAACCATCAGATCTCTTAGTAGCATTGTCAGAGTCAGATTGAAATACTACTCTTCTAAATTTTCCAGCACCAAAAAGTTCACCTACTTTATATTCCCCCTCGGAATATATTTTTCTATATCCATAGTTTTTTCCTTCGGGATCATTACCAATTGGATTGTCTCCAAAATTTTGATAAATGTCTGCAAAAAGGTTATTGATCTTTAGACCACCTTTACGTATTGTATCTCCGGTTCCGGAGTCAGGAGCACTTCCTATATTAATTAAATCTTTATTAGCCATGTTTTATTTATTCGGTAAATCTCTTACTATTTTTATTATATTACCATCACTATCACTCAAATTGAGAATAGTAGGGCTTCTATCTGAATCATTGTTAAATATTGTTTCAGAATCTATTTGTTGAGCATAACCAGTTTCGATACCATCTTGGCTAGATGCTCTATTCATTTTACTTATTGGAACACCAGATGGAGGTACACTTACAATAGCTCTTGAATCATATATTACAGTAGTTGAAGCTACAGGACCATGCATCCATATTTTTGTTTGAAATTCTAAAGTCCATTCAACAAATCTTCTATCTCCTAAATCTCCAGTATAATCATCTGCCCACATAACTGCTAACAATACAAATGTTTGATCAAATGCGTTTGTTGGAGTTGGTGTAAGAGGACTTTGATCTTCTGGAAAATGTCTTACTTTAACTGTATAAGCAGGAGTAAAAAAAGGTAGAATTTGTTCAAGTATTTGCCAACCATCGTTTAATGTTTTAGCTGTAACATTCATTGTAAAATCTAAATTGTATGGTACAGGAACATTAATTCTTTGTCTAGGATCATTTAAACCATCTGGTGTTCTTAACATTGATTGTTTATTTGTTAATTTTCTACTACTATCATAATTCATAGCTACAATTTCATATGACATTCTAGGAAGTAATTTTTCAAACATTTCTTCTGTAGGTTGAAATTGTTTCTGTGCATCTAACCATTTTTGCCTAGGACCATATGAGATAGGCACAGGTAACATTTTACCATCTCTTCTTTTTATAACTATGTTATTAAAAAGACTTCCAAAGACAGCAACGGATGTTTTTATAGACTCGTTGTAAAAATGTGTACCTAACATTAATTTTTATCCAATGGGTTAATAATTCCAGGTTGTACATGAGCTGATTTTCCATAGTCTTCTACGACTACACTATTTTTCTCAAATACTTCACCCTCATCATTGTAAACAATTTTTTCTTGCGCTCGTTGTTCTATTGCTCTGTTATTAGCATAAGAATCTGTTATTGAATCTGAGTCTCTTACAATATTAATAGCTTTCGTATCACTGTCCTCAAAATTATAACCAGCTTTAGCTCTTGCAACCACTTCATTAGTTGTTGTTTCT